CCGGATAAGTACCCTGTAGAAGAATTGGTTTAGGTTTATATTGTTTTTTATTTGATTAAAGCGGGGCTGGTTACCCCGCTTTTTTATTTGCGCATTATTTCACTACATTTGGTCAATGGTTAGCATGTACAACTTTATGTGGCAAAGGTTAGCGGTTTACAGCGCTAAATACCAATTACAGCAACCAGCCGTACAAGAGTTTAACTCGACCATTGACGAAGTTCAGCGAGAATTAATATCCATGCTTGCTCCGTATGCAAACATGAATGAGAAAGTCCGGGCCCTTCTTGAACCGTGGATAAGGCGAATTTATGATACCAGCGATCAGAACGGCCAAATTGATTTTCCGCAAAGGGTTGGCGTTGAGGAAGAAGTCACAGAAACATTTTTCAGGGTTATTTCCATGAGTGTAACCGGTGCTGGTGGCACGGCAACGCTTTTCCCTATTCACCCGATAATGGAGAGCGAGATAACCATCGCGCAGTTAATGCCGCAACGTGCGCCCGATTTAACTAAAAACAGGGCGTATTATAATGTTTACGACGGTGTAATTCAATTGTATCCGATGCAGGGAATACCATATTTAATGTGGTATCTTGTTTACCCCGTAGCGGCAATATTGGCTTTTAACTATGAAATGCAAAATGGCGAATATGTGCAGGTTTACGACCCCGATAATACTGTAGATTTGTATTGGAACGAAAACGCATCAAACATTTTGCTTTATATGCTTTTACAGAAATACGGTATCAGCGTCCGGGATGATCTTATAGCGGAGTTTGGGCGCATAGGTATCACTACTGCCATTGCCGAACCAGCGAAATGAAAATACAACAGTTAGATGGATTAATGATAGGAAATCCTATACCCGGGATTACTATAGGACGGTACGATACCGTTAATGGATGTATTTGCATAGTTCCCGATGAAGATGGGGATGTATTATTAGATAATGATGTAGAAAGCGGGGTATCAATTATGAAGTTCTTTAACAAAGAAAGCGGGGAGTGGGAATCATGAGCATTGACGAAATTTTGTACGAGGCTTTATTACGCGTGTCAGGAGGAGTTTTGACCGACGCAAGCAGTGTGCGCTATGGTGAGGCAAAATCTTACCTTGTAGCGGCTGTAAACTACGTACAATTGGGCAACTACTGGCTTGAAGGAAAGGCTGAGGGTGAGCATGCCGTAAACCTTATGATGATGACGCCTTTTGACAATGTTGCTATTGAATATTCCACCACTCGTCAAAGGAGTTTCGCAATATTGCCAACGCCTGTTATCACACTTCCAAAAGGGCGCTCTTTAAACATCACCACAGAGGGCGGCAAAACATTGATCCCCCTGGCGATGGGCGACGAAGCCATGCAGGAGTTTTACGGTGAGCATAGCAAGCAGATTTATTACCAGTTGGAGGGTAATACCACCGTTTGGTTTTGGGGATTAGAAAACAACCCGTTTTTGGCGTTTATACGGCCCCGGTATATTGCCGACATTTCAGCCATGCCGGGGACAACGGAACTGCTTTTGCCCGCCAATGGCGAAAAGGACGTGTTAGACCTTCTTTTTAGTTGGCTGTCAGGGGAAAAGGCTGCACCAAAGAATTATGTTGAGGATGGTAAAGATAAATCAATGGCGTAATCATGGGAGCGGTATTCACAGATCAGGTTATAAAGGAAATGTGCCGGGAAACTGGCGAACCAGGTTTCCACAACTATACCACCATGCAGGGGTATATGCTTGATTCTATCCGCGACCTTAATATCTTCTCAATGCCAACGTGGTCAGTAAAACTTTTGCCCATTACCTCTTTTAATACCTACGATTGGCCGAAGTGTTGTGTAAAGCCTATATTAACTGTTTTGGCGCGCGGGAACAACCGATACCTCATTTCGGTGAGCGACGATATTATGAATGTCACTATGCCCAATCAACCTGCTATAACCCCGACCGTAGACCCGATATGTGACGCTATGGAGGTAACAGGGCTTATTGGTCAATACGGGTGGGACATTTGGAGTTGGGGATTAGGGGAGCGATATGGCGTTGAAACGATGTTACCGCCGTTCGGACTTGTCATCCATGATAAAAAGAACAGGCAGTCGTACCTAAAAGGCTTTCAGGTTAATACCGGTGATCAGATTTATCTTTTTTTTAAAGACGATGGATTGGATACCTGTCCGGAAATTATACCAGCCGAAGTAAAAGAGGTAACAGAATTTTTTATTTTGATGAAATGGTTCCGGGTGCGTAACCCTAATTTATCCGCTGGAATGGATGAAAAGTATAAGGAACGTCTTTTCCGTGTTCAAAGGCTTTATTCGGACGGTGGTGAGGACGAATGGATAAGGAGCATGAATAGTAATACGATGTCGGCTCCGAAAATATAAACAATGTGGCACAAGAAAAGAAAATTCAGATCCATACTTTTGAGGGTGCCATTAACACCGATGGGGCAGATGCCGGCCCTGCCGATCTTGCCATACAGCCTAATCAGGCCCGTTTTTTTATAAACTGTAGAATATACGGAATAGGCACAAAAGGAAAGGCTATCACTGTTCCCGGAAACCTGCAAATACCTTTCCTTCTCCCTGTCGGACAAAACCAGGCAATAGGCTGGGCCAACAAAGAAGATCAAAACACCTTTTACTGGATAAACTGGAACAGCAACGGCTATCACGGCATATACTGCTACAATGACACCAATCAGACGGTAACCCCCGTCCTGCTCAATATCACCCAAACCAACGGAGTTGATATTATGCAGCTCACCCAAACTAATCTCATCAACCACTTTGAGGTTATCAACGATAGCGGTAACGACCTCGGCTATTGGGTGGATGGAAATGTAAAGGCCAGAAAAACCAACCTTACAACCTGTATGAACGGCGGCTATGGGGCAGAAGTGTTGGAAGAATTTATAACCGCTTACAAACCTACTGGCCTGTACCCCCCTGTACCCGTTTATGGCACCGATATTAACACCAGCGCCAATTACCTGTATGCACAGCAGTATAAATTCTGCTACCGATTTTACTATGCCGATGGTGAGATAAGTAATACCAGCGACTTTTCAATTGTTCCAAAGCCTCCTGGAGAATCTTACAACGGCGCTGATAATATTACGTATAACAACAACTTTATCACCGTTCCGGTTCCGACCGGCAGCGGAGACGTTACGCAGATCGAGATACTTGTTCAAATTCTAACCACCGCCGAAAACACCGGTTTTCTCTTGCCGTGGCAAAGTGCAATCATACTCAACAAACTAAATTCAGAGATAGCAGATAATACAACATTTAATTGGTCTTTTTATAATAACCTGCCATTAACCGCGGTAGATCAAAGCAAAGTAAACAGGCCATACTCATATCTGCCTGATGTTCCTAAATGCCAGTCATTTGTTCAAAAGGCGATGACGTATGCCAATTTTCCGGAAGGAAAGCCTACTGTTACAATAGACGCTTCTGTGGTTGTCACTTCTCAAAACCTGTTTTTGCCCAGCGACACCGTACCGCAGTTAAACAAACCGGCATTTATCATTACCACATTAAGTATCACAAAAAAGGACGGATTGTTTGGGTTGGGGGGTTATTGGTATATTACCAACACAAGTTTTGAGGTTGGTTTTGATGTGAAGAAGGGAAATACCTTTGTTCTTATCGGAACCAATGGTTCACAGGATAACTACTACTATCCTGTTACTGCCGGGTATGGCGATACCGCCGAAACGATTGCAGCGCAAATAAAGGCATTTTTACGGAGTATAGGACGCGGCGTTCCGGATGGTCCCAACGGAATTTCTAATGAAAGCACAGATGGTAGCGGTAATGTGTCGTGGGATTTCAGTTATCTTGGTCAATGGAACGCTAACGCAACAAGGTGGTCTGGTTCTGTCAATCCGGTTAACTATTCTACTTTAGGGCAGGACGGGACAAGCGTAAATGTTATCAAGTCCGGTGGCTCCAAAAAATACGCCATTGTGCTGCAGGATAGCGATGGTCGAAAGTTTGGGGCATATACCGATGACGGTTTGCTTGCTGTAACACCCTTCCTCACCCAATGGGGAACAGACATTTTACAACAGCCAATTCATACGATAAGCATTTTTTCAGTTCCTCCGCCGTGGGCGGTTGCCTGGTACCTTGTGCGTACATCTGATATTACAGGCGAAATTCAAATGCTTATTCAGCAGGTGAACAATATTACCGTTGCCGGGGAAGGAACGTTTCTTGATCTTATTATTGGCAGCGTTTACACCTATCAGCTTATTCACCCGGATACTATTGTCCAATACCAGTTTCAGCGGGGCGACCGGGTTAGGCTTATTAAGAATGAGATTTCAGGTGATTTGTACCCATATTATGACACAGAGGTTTTAAGTTACATTCAAACGGAATTACAAACGATAAACTCTCAAATTGTTTGTAATGGTACCGATTTGGTTGCACCAAGCGACGGGCCTAAAACAGATTATGTAGGAAAGAATATTATAATAAATGGGGCCGAAAGGACAATAGTAAACATAGTTACTGTTTCCGGTACGGGATATTACACGGTTAACGAACCAATAAATCCAAATACAGCGAATTTTACTGTACCAACCACTACAGCCACCTATGCAAGCTACCAGATCATTGACAGGCGCGGTATTATCCGCATAAACGAGCCTCCATCAAGCATTACACTCGCGGCCTTCTCGCTTGTAGAGGTTTACCACCCCCAAGCAAATGCAGCTAACGAGCAATCAAATGCGCAATATCAGAATTTCCAGGAGTGCGGCCTAAAATTCCCTATCCTTAACCCAGGCACACCACAGGCGGCATACGTGGGGAATGTTAATAATAATTCCGGCACCCCAAATCAAGACCCCACCGACCCTGCCGACTACCCTGCTATAGTACAGGTGACAGATGGAGAGGCTTATTTCCGTTTCCGGTTTCTGCCGACAAATGTACCTTTTGACCCAACCGATCCGTCCGATGTTCAGGGTATAATTGACACCGTTGAGGATAGTAATTTTTCCGATTTCTACTGGTCAAATCTTTATAACCTCGGGCGTATCTATCCGCAGGATCAGGGGGCTGGTATGCAGTTATTTGACCAACGTGTACGCTTTTCCAATAATTTTATACAAGACACCAAAACAAACGGGCTTAATGATTTTGATAACACCGATCGGAAGGATTACAACGACCAGTATGGCGCTATAAACCTCACAAAATACCGGAAGGGCGTTTTGTTGATGTATAAAGCTTTGCATACTACATGGACGCAGGTTTTAATGCGCCGTATCGTTTCCAATTCAGGTGAGGTGGGCCTGGCCACATCAGATGCGTTGCTTAACGACCTTGAATATTCCGAACTCGAGGTGGGTATAGGGGATAATGGCGAAAGTTGGTTTGAGAGTGACGGTCATTATTATTTCGGTTCAACCAATTCAGGAATATTTGTAAGGCAGGCACAAGACGGCTCTATACCTATTTCAGAGATTTATAACTTCGACCAGGGTGCCAGGGCGTTTCTTTCAGAGGTGGCTAAATATAATCTCCCCATGCCAGGCGGTTTTGACAGAACAAATAAAGATGCCATTTGGAGTTGCCCGGCTTACATCCAATATCTGTTTAATAGCGGATTTTTACCGAGCCAGTGGCAGACGGCTATAGCGCCTTACCCAATCGGCACCACATGGGTAGTAAGCCAACAGCCCTCCAATAGTACTGCTACCGTTTCAGGACAGCAAATAAACATTACAGGCACTAACACTTTAGGGGACGATTATTTTTTGTATTACGGAAATATTCCAGGCGGCGGGACAACGCCGATAATGAAATTCTGTTTTACAGTCGTTGCACCACCGCCGCAGCCGACAGGATGGACGCAACAGACCAACACTGCTTATTGCTTACAATCCGGCGGACAAAATACCGGCATGCAAGGATGGACTGTCCTTAATCAGATTTATTTAGGCAGCGGGTCTTTGACAGGCCTTAACATGCCTAACATTCAAAATATATCGCCGCAGGCTATCGTTCCTAATACCAATAACATTACTTATAATGCGAATAGTAGCCCGGCACCAAGCGGAGGCAGCAATGGCGACGTTTGGTATAATGCGCCCGTGGATGTCCTTTATGCAAAGATTGCCGGAACCTGGACAATACTGACAAACAGGTTCGCCAATCAATATTATATTGCGCCGATACAGAACTTAACATCTTGCCCGTTGCCTGCACCAACAGCTTATTTTTCAGTTTACTCGCAGTATAATGTCAATATTTCAGGTGTAAACAACGGAACAACCACAGGCACACCAGCGGCGCTGAATACTTTGGCTATGACCAATGGGCAGACTGTAAATGCTGTTTATACAACCACAGGCGGATCCGGAACTACGGTTGTGGTTACTTATTCCGGCACACCGGCAATACCGGGACATACTTACTTCCAATTGATTGTAAATGGTGTGGTAGAAGATACCCAATTGGTGACAGGAGGTAGCGTAACTTTGACATACACAACATCGGCAACAAGTCCAACACCTGTAGCGATTGACGTAATTACAATGTAGGCTATGGCGACAAATTTTCAAATAATACAAGGAGCAACGGGTATAGCAAATCCATCAACGGCTATACTTGCTTCCGGCTGGACGGTAAATAATGAAACACTAAGTCATTCAGGTTGCAATCCCGGCACCACAACCGCGTTGCAAACCTTTGGCCTTGTTGTCGGCCGTCAGTACGTTTTTACCTATTCTATTTCAGGATTAACAAGTGGCGGAGTGCAGTTTATTGCCGGAACAACAGAGGGTACTTATAATAATGCCAACGGAACATTTACCCAAACCTTAACCGTTGAAGGCAGTCCATATTTATCTTTTTATTCCGATGGCGTTGCCACAGTTGAGTTATTGTCTTTCTATGATCTGCTTTTAGGACCGCAGGCTGGGATAACCATTTCATTCAACGAAACGCAAAAGAAGTGGGTTTCTAATAAGTCACATCAGCCTGAGCTCTACGTAAAATTCCTTGACGACTTATTCACATTTTATCAAGGCAGTTTGTGGAAAGAGGGCGCAGGCGCACTGCAAAACAATTTTTTCGGGGTGCAGTATTCTTCGCAGATCACATTTATATTTAATCAGGATTATAAAACAAATAAGCTTTGGTATAATTTACGTTTTGACAGTACAGGTAATTGGTATGTGGCGCAGATGAGCACACCGCCGAACGATCAGTTCCCTAATGGCATGACGAGTGTATTGACCAGTAAAAATATTAAAAGTATCGACGGAAAATTGTGGGCTGATATTTTGAGAGACATGAATGACCCTAATTTTTACAATATAACCGATCCGGGAATTAGGGCAGCGGTGGCATTGTTTCAGGGGCGCAGGATGCAGGGGCCGATACTTATAGTCACCTTGCAGTGTGATGATGTCACTCCGGCCACCATAGCAAGCATAGAGGCGTATTATACCGACGTGATGAAAAGTTTATAGATATGGCAACCAATCCTTTTGACCCAACAGAGACGGCCGCCGCAGTAACGGGGGCGAAGCCTATAAAGGCGACAGGTGGCACAAAACCGGGACACCACCCGCCTCCAAAGAAAAAAATAGCAGCGCCAGCCCAGGCGCAAGTTACACCAACGGATAACTTTCCAAAACCAGGTGACCCTTATTGGAAAACACACCCAATAATGACAGAGCATAGTGATGGTACGGTTAGGCAATGGGGAGAAGATACGATACCGCACGTACAAAACCCAAATTTATTGCCAAAACAGATGTTGCCGCCTCAACCGGTGATGTCTGATAAGGCAGCAGGGTTATCAAGCACTTATTATCCCTCTCAAAATCAAAACAAGGGCAAAGCTATACCAACAATAAAATCTAATAATAATCAGTAAGTTTGTGTCTATGGAAGAAACCTTACAACTCGCTTTCGATTATCACCTCACCCTTGATGCTATTGAGTATTTAATGAAGGAAATGGGGTCGGTTGATATTCCCCATAGCGGTGTTTTTTCTCCCGGCATGTACACCCGGTCAATCATCGTACCCCCCGATTATTACCTGTTAAGTTATATCCATAAAACCAAGCACCAGTTTATTCTTTCCTACGGAAAAATAGTTATTTACACCCCCGACGAGGGCATGGTATTCATTCAGGGACCATTTTTGGGTATGACAGAAGCCGGAACGCAGCGTTTCGCTAAAACCCTCTCACTGATCGCCTGGACCACAATACACCCGACAAGCATACAACCAGCCGATGACAGTGAAGAAGCATTTAAAGAAGCGGAAAAGCTTGTGGAGGCAGAATTATTTGAAACACATGAAAACATTTTCTTAATTAAAGCAGAGAAAGGAGATAAATTATGTCTGGCGTAATATCAGCTGTTGTAGCGGGAGGGGTAGCCCTGACCGAAGGGGGCATCAAAATTGCAAATGGTATCTCTCAAAAGAAACAGGCGGCATTGCTTGCCAAAGAAAACCCATTTATAGCGCAGACGATGCCCGGCGCTGTTACGCAGGCCACAAACCTTGCCGCACAAAATTATACCAATGGTATGCCGGGTATGCCTGCCGCGCAGCAGGGAATACAGCAGCAGGCCGGGAATGCCTATGCCGCCGCCTCTAAAGGTGCTTCGAGTAGTGGTGACCTTTTGGATGCAGCCAATAAAATAGGCACAGGGGCGCAGAGCGCACAGTTGCAATTAGCGCAACAGGCAGCAAGTTATAAGTCAAACGCATTAGGAGGCTATGCCGCCGCGTTGGGTAATGAGGCTGGTTGGCAGGATCAACTTTACAAGAATAATCAACTACAGCCTTATTTAAGAGCGGCTAACACCGCAGCGGCGTTACAGGGTGCGGGGAACATCAACGAGTTTAATGGGCTTGACACCATCGGTAGCGGCCTTGAAACGGCGGCGGGGTCTTACTCAAACAGCCAATATAAAAATTTGCTGTTAAAAAATCTGAATAAAGGCAATGGCATAGGTTTTCAACCTGGAAGCACAATTACAGATCCTAATATGGCCGCAGCCAGCATGGGTATGTTTGACAGCCCGACAATGCCGACCAACCAGATGCTTGCACAATCACAAATCTATCAGGGATAAATGGCGGCACCAATATCAAGCGGTTATTTAGGTGATGCCACGCAAGGCATAGGTCAGGGCCTTGCCTTTGTTTTGCCCGAAGGTAAAGCGGGTGAATATGCTATGCAGCTTGCCCAAACACATGCCCAGCAGTTGCAGGATATGGCAAAGCAAAAAGTTTTACAGCAGCAGAAATTACAGCAACAATACGAAACGGATTTCCGTAATGATGAATTACCTAAGATATGGGGGCCATTTTCAGCGGGTATCAGCAAGATGCACTATGATAACCTTGCCAGTGCTGCAGGTCAATGGGCGCAAACGGATAAATCGCCGTGGTCAGACCCTAAGTTCATCGAAAAGGTTGATAAGGTAAAGTCATTGGCAGAAACAGCCAATCAGTTCGGCACACAACTAACAACTCGTCTTGCCGCTGCCCGTTCCGACAAAGACGGAAAGTACAACGAAAGTGATAAAAAGGCGTTGGAGGACTATTACAACAAGTTCAATGCTGCTTCCGACAGCGATAAGATGGATTATATTTTAAATCCGGATAACCACAAGATGCCTGATTTGAACGACCGTGATTATGACGTTCATGATGCGGTAAAGGCGTTAAAACCAACAGGCGACCAAAATGAAAATGAAAACCAGGTGTTTAGCCTTTTGGGGGATCCAAAATATCATTCCCTGTTTCACCAATCCGGGTACGATACCAATTTACCGGATGGTTCTGCGTACCAGTATCAAAAGGATGCTAACGGTAAAGATATACCCTCTACCGGACATCGTGTTTTCCCTACTGACGATGCTTATGCGCATTTTACCGCCCATGATTGGCTGACGAATCCGTTTAAAGCAGATAAGTTGGCGGCGGCGGGTGTAAACAAAGACGATCCGGACGCGGAAGAAAAATTAGCCCATCTGATAACGGCGCAAAACGCCGGGGCGCAAAACATAGTTTCTACGGTGTCTCCCATGTTGTTTGACCAGGAAAAGGCGCAGCAGTTAACGGATCAGCGGAATGCTCAAAAAAGGGACGCTGAACGTTTGAATTTAACCCAAAAAGAATATCAGTTACATTTTCAGGAGCATAAAGATTTACAAGTTGAGCGGAAAGCGAAATTTGAGGCTACGCCGCCATTTGACAGGGCCGCGCAGCAAATGCAGCAGGCACATGTAGCCGGGGATGATGCCGCCGTTAAAAAGTATGCCGATGGCTTAGTTGAGCACATTCCGAATAAAAAATACAAAGAGCCAATTACTACCGATGTTAAAAATGGTATATTGACAATTCACGTTCCCAAAGAGCATATACCAAGCGGTAACGGTGCGAGAGCTTATGATATTCCCGTTGGTATGTCCGATCCTAACTTTGAATCTGTATTATGGGCAAAGTTAAAAGGGGCTGGTATGGATGTGGATAGCTACAACAAGTCGCACAAAGAAGATACTTACGGCAGTAAGGATACGCCGGGCAAGCCAAAAATAAATGTTGATCCTAATATAGATTTAACACAGTAATGGCAGACGAAGCAACAGTACAAGATCCACCTGTTTCGGGAACACCGACCGTACAGCCTCCCGTGCCGCAACCTCCGGTTAGCAAGGGCGAAAAACTATACGAAAATCTCGTAAAGGCGGGCCTGTCTGAAAAGAATTTAGGGGGTAGTAAACAAAACTTCATTAAGAATTTATCCAACCCAATCACCGCGAATACTTTTTATTCCAAGTTGAGGGATATGGGTTTTACTGAAAAGAATTTAGGTACATTAAAGGACTTTCAAACTATATTCACACCCCCAAAAGGGGGCGGCGCAGGATCGCCGCCTATCTCGTCGCAATCTACAATTGGTTCAAATCCTTCCCCAAATGGGGCGACACAAAATAATATACCCGGTTGGAGGATGCCTAAAACCGTACAACCCGAAAATCCAAACAATACCGATCATCCCAATATTCAACACATGCGCCCTTTGCCGGGTGTGCCTGTAAAACTATTATCTAAAGACCAGGAAAAACAGACTTTTGAGGCAAAGCCACAAACAAGTACACAAGCAAATAATAAAACAAATCAGCCCAAAGGCGCATGGGGGAATATAGGAAACGTATTGCCAATGACCGTTCGTGCCGGTCTTGAAAAAGATGCAGGGGATGCTTTGCAATTGATCGGCGGTAAAATTGGTGAGTTTAGAGATAATGCCGCCATAAAGGATAATCAATCCATGATGCACCAGTTGGGACTTGACGGAAGTTTGCCAAGTCAAAAAGACTATGGCCTTACAGGCGCAGTTACACAGTTGGGATTGTTATTGGAAGATGATTCAAAAAAATATCAACAGGCGGCAACCGATCAACCTCTACCTAATACGACAATGGGTAAGGTGGCGACAACCGCTATAGGTTTTACACCCGACCTTATAGAACTGGCCGCTACGCCTGAACTTGACGTAGCCAAGTTAGGTAAATTGGGAGATGTACTTGCCAAATACGGCGGTAAATATGCCCCTAAAGCCGCAAATTTATTGGGCGGAAAGTTTCCTATACTGATGGGAACAAAGGGGCTTACAAGCGGCTATAGTGAGGCTAAGGCGCAAGGTATGTCTGATTATGATGCCACCAATCACGCCCTTATTAATTCAGCAGAGGAATACGGAAAGGGTGTTCTTTTCGAGGGCGCTGGCGCGGCGGCGGGAAAGGTATCAAAATTAGGCGCAAAAGTTCTTGAAGATGCCGGATGGCTGAAAGGCGGCAAAATAGTACAGGGTGCTCAAAAGGCAATCCTTAATTCAGCGGCCCAGGCAACTGCTTTTTCCGCCGTGCCATTTGTGACCAACGCGATACAAGGTAAAACCACTTCACTTGATGAATTTAAGAACAATGCTATTTTTGGTGGGGTGTTGGGTTTATTCCACGGCAAAGAAAAAGACCCTGAAAAACCATCGGCGGCTGATGCTTCTGCGGCACAAATTAACCAGCGCTCACCCCTGATAGACGTCCACAACTTTATGGCCGCTGATATGGCTGGTATTCAGTTTGCACATCAATTGGATGCCACGGCAACCGACCTGCACATGAAGGCGGCACAACACGCACAGGATGCCTATTATGCAACTTCTGACGAAGGACGACAGACCAATATGGTGCAATCATCTATACATGCAAAATTAGCTTCTCTAAAGGCTTTTACGGATGCCATATCGAAAGATAAGGATGGTGTTATTGATGGAATTAACCAACTTGATTTGCCGGATGAGGATAAGCAGAAAATCATTGATAAAATAAATAAAGTTCATGAAAAAATTGACCCCTTAGAAGGTGAAAGGGTAGACCTTGACGGTAAATTACATGAACTTAACGGCGCTATTGCCGCCAACGAAGCGCGCCCCGCTACTACACCGAAAGACCTGGCTGATAAAAAAGTAGTAGGTGAAAGATTGCAACAGGAGCACGACGACCTGACTAAGCAACTTGAAGATGCTACAAAAAGCCAGTACGAAGCAAAAATAGCACAGCAAGAAACCGATGCAAAGATAGCGGAGTTTCAAAAGAATTTTCCCGATCACCATGTGGATATGATGGATGATTTGCCTGAACATATTGTTCGCACGTTTGACCGTATTGATTCGGATAAGCCCGTTGACCCGGTTGCTTTAAACGAGGCAAGCGATTGGCTTTATAATAAGTACAAAGAGTTAACTAAAACTAAGACAAGTGATACCAGGATGCTAACCACCGAACAAATAGAGGCATTACAGCATCAAATTGGCGAAGATATTACCACACTTGAAAATCATAAAGCTAAATATTATGGAGACGAAGAACCACAAGCAGAAAGCGGAACCGAAGCTAAACCTGAAACACAGGTTGATAATGGCGCAATTGGTGAAGCCGAAAAAGCCGAAATCAGAAAAGAAATAAAGGATGAAGGAAAACCAAAAAGCGAACCGGCTAAGGAAATACCTGCTCAAGCACCAAAAGAAGATGCCACAGCCGGTGCGCCGGAACCTGATAAAACAGTTGATGAAAAAAGTGGGGATACTACCGTAGATAAGTCGGCGCAACCAGTAGAGGCGGAAGTTAAACAAATAGGGGGAACAAAAGAGGCTAATAAAAAAGGTAAAGAGATTGTTTCCGATGCCATTGACGATAAGGTTGATGAGTTGACTAAAGTTGATACTTCCCCTAAAAAGCTGAAAGAGCAAAAAAAGGATATTATCGATCAGATGCAGGAGGTGTATGATATTATGTTTGGTCACCATCCCGAAAAATTACAAAAAGAGTTAAAAGATGCTGGATTTTTGCATAGCGGTGAAACCGAACCGGATTATAGAGACAAACTAAAAGAAGCGGGGTACGAAATCAACGACAAGGATCAAATTGTATTTCATGTTTTGGACGATGGTACCTTTAAAATACATCAAGATAATATTGCTTATGCTATCGATCAGGTAAAAAAAGAGTTTCCTACCGAACTGGAAAAACAAAAACCAGACAGTATTAATAAAGACAATAAAAATCAAAAACCAGGAAAACCAGGAACCGGCACAGGTGTTGACCCGAAAGACGCCATTGATAATATTGAAATGGCTAAAAAGGTCGGTAACAAGAAAATGCAGCAATTATTCGAAAAGGAATATGAGCGCGTTACCGGCAAGTCTTATGATCCCGGGGATGCTGAAAATAACCCCGTAGAGGCACCTGATCAAACAGAGGCTAAAACACCACCAAAAGAGGAAGAAAAGCCCATAGAAACCACTAAAAACAAAGAAAAAAGCGGTGATCAAGAAAAGCAAAAAGTAGCCGACCGGGCTAAAACAATGGCTGATAAACTACGTACGTTGAAAACAGGGAAAGGTAATACGTATGGCGGTTTACAGGGGGTTGGCGCAGCGGTATGGGACGGCGCTATAGAAACGGCGGCTACAGTCATTGAACAGGGCGGTAAACTTGCCGATGCTATACAGGCGGCTGTTGACCACATCAAAGCCAACTCCAAAGAGAAGGACGAGGACAAAATCCGTAAAGCTATTACCGCTGATTTTTCCGCAGCTGGTCTTGAAGATCGGTACGATGAACCTGAAATGATAGAGGCCAATAACGCCTTTATGGATGCTAAGGTTGAGGGCCGTTTCGGACAGGATGCCCTTGATCATATTATCGGCCAGCTAAAAGATACCAACCTTGAAAACATCGTTGGTAAGGTAAAGGCTAAAATTGCCAAAGCATCAGGCTTTTTGGCCGATACCCGTAAAAGGGTTTTGGAAAATGAGGGCGGCAGTGAAGAAGATCAGGCGGCTTTATTGATGGACCAGTATCACCTAAAAGGCCAGGAAGAAAAACTCATTCAGAGCATAAATGAGGAAACAAATCCCGACGAGATCCGCAAGATGCAATCGCAGCTTGAAAAGTTACAGGGCGAAATTTTAGATAATGCGGTAGCTAACCGGATGATTGGCCGGGAAGCGTCAAGTATTTTCAGATTGCGCCAGGTTGCAGTTGACCAGGATTCCAACTTGCAGAATATGCGGGAACAGTACATGGCAAGTGAAGGTGTTAAAAAACTCACACCCGAGCAGGAAGAAGAAATACGGCAGGAGTACCAGAAGCGCCGGGAGGCGGAAGAAGAAGTAAAGCGCCTGACTAAACTTGAAAAGCAGAACCGGGAGAAAAACGAGAAGTTGCAGCAGGAAAACGATGCGTTACGTAAAATTATTGATGACGCTAAAGCGAAACACAATAAATCAAAGGCAACCACATCCGACAGGTTATCAACTATCCGTACAAATATTGACAGTGCTAAAAAGGAATTGGCGAAAATATTTAGCGCCAATGCTTTTTTTAACCCGGAGGTATATAAGCATCTTAAAAATATTGCCGTTGGTAAGGCAGAGGAAATTTATGTAAGAACCAAACAGGCGGTAGAATTAAACCATTTGATCGACGCGGTACATGACGAAATAAAAGATTTGAATGCCGACATTACTAAAGAGGACATTCGGGATGCCATAGCAGGTAGGGGCGGCGAAAAATCAAAGCCCAAATCTGAACTGCAAAAAAACCTGCAAGACCTGAAAACACAAGCAGGATTGATGTCGAGGATTAATGACCTTGAAAATAATATTGAGGTACAGACAAAGCGTAAGGGCGAATCGTCGCCACAGGTTAAGGCGCTACAAAAGCAACTTTCCGATCTTAAAAAGCAGATTAAGATAGATGCTGATACCGAAGCAATGCAGGAGGGCACTCTTGACACCTCAGTTAAGTCCGTTAATAAAGCTGAACCAGATGAACGCCAGCAAAATATTAATCGCTATAAAGCCATACAGAGGCAAATAAAGGCCGTTGAGGGAAAGTTAAATACCGGCGATTTTACCACCCCGGCCAAAGAGGCTAAGAAGTTTGAAAAGTCCAAAGAGTTGCAAGATGCTGAACATAAGTTAGCCGTAAGAAAGTTTCAATGGGAAAAAGCCAGGAAACAAGCACTAATGAAAAATCAGCCCTGGTACAAAAAACTTGCTAATAATGTTTTGCAATGGCAGCGCTTTGCTGTTTTATCTTACCCCACAACTTTAGCAAAACTTGCTATCGTAGCGGCAAAGGGCGTTATCGTAAAACCATTGCAACTTGCCTTTCAGGAACTAAATTACAGGATCACCCATGCAATAGGCAGGTTAACAGGCCGCACCGGCGCAAGCGGCGCTGTTTACGGGAAGGTACGTCCGGAGGCAATGGCGAAGTTTTACGGAGAATTTGTCCGCAACTTTTCTATTCAGAATATTAAGAGTGCATTTAGTGGGATGGATGATGCTGACTTGCTTTATGGTAGCTCGAAGTATATGGAGGACTACGACATCGGTAGTGGCTTCCACAACGCCTTTTTGGAGTTTCCAGGCAGATCACATGGTTATATAAAATCGTTCCTTAGAAAGCCTGAAACAGCTTTTGCGCATGAACAACTACTGCAGCACTATATCGAAAAGTTTCAGGAAACCGGGGATCCTAATTATGATCCGTCTAATGATGAAACTTTAGAGCGTATAAATTCATTGGCCGCTGAACACGGAAAATGGGCTATTATGATGAACAAAAACAATGGCGTTGAAAAGTTACGTACCATGTTTAATTCACTTATGGGTGACAATTCCCCGTCATTGGTTACAAAGGCAACAGGTGTTTTGTTAAAAACAGAGTTTCCAATATTAAAACTTCCTGTTAACTATGCCCGACGCTATTTCCTAACAAAATATGGATTAATAAAGGCGGTAACCGGAACTGGTGAAATGCCCGGGCTTATACATATCGCTTTAAAAGGGACAGCAGACCTTACAGATCAGCAGAAAGACCTCTTATCTCGTACGCTCACCTATGGTTCAATGGGCGCTGCGGCGGTAACGGCCGGCTACTTACTTCGTAATAAAATAGTAAAAAATCAAGACGGCAGTGTTGATTTTGGCGGGCATCATATTCCCAAATTAGCCCTTGACAGTCCATTAGATGACAGTTTTTTAAGTGGTGTAACTTACGGACAGCATATTGACGCGGCACAAGGGCCGACACATGCGGATGACTGGATTAAAAACTTTGCCACTTCTGATATAGACGTAGCCAAAAGAATGCCTTTTGTAAATACCTTACAATACGGTTTCCTTACAAAGTTGGCGCAGGCGCTATATGCTAAATCAGAGGCAAGCACAAATCAAGAGATAAAAAATGCTTTTGATAGAAAAGTTGGCGATATGGTTACACCCGGTTTTTTAAAGGAAATAGCCGAATACTACGATAAGGACGAGGCTGGGCAACCTGTAAAGCGTTATCCAAAATCAGCTATACAAGCTATTGAAAGCGGTATTCCCGGTTTACGTAAAAACGTTTCTACCCATACCGATGCTTTTGATAAAAAGGTTGGCGAGATTAAAAATGATGACGGCGAAACAGTACCTTTATCGGAAGATAAGATCAATGATCGTAAAAAGATAATCGACAAGGCTTTGAGTACCGACCCGAAGGACTGGATTGACAAAGACGAAAACCGAAAGACTTGGACGGAAGATTTTCAGGATTTTTGGAGTAACGATAGCAATGCTAAGAAAATAGCTAAAGCGGTGGCGCCCTTGAAAATGGCCGGTGCTTCTAAGGGAAGGATTAACGATGCTATCTCACGGTTAAAAGCGACAGCCTTGCAAAAATTTTTAGAGGATAAAGCTATAAAATATTCGGCTGATAAACTTGACGAACAGGAGCAAAAGAAAAAAGAGAAACCGTACTCAATTTTAAATCAATGAAAGATCCGGAAGATTACGAGCCTGATGACGAAATAAGCGTCCCCGTTGAAACAGATGGAATAGAGGACGATGAGCGATGGGATGATACTGAACCAGACCCTACAATTTATAAATAATGGAAGATAACATGAAAGATAAGACGCTTTGCTTTTATGATTCGGGCATGTTCATCGAACTTGCCATTACGCTTTCTAAATCATTTGGCCGTGTTTTATATTTTTCGGATTGGGTTTCAGAATACCCTATTAGTCAGGATGACCGTATCGGCGATGGTGTACCCGGACTTGAAAGGATATCTGACTTTTTTGAAGTGGTTTATGATGCCGATAATAAATTCAATGTTGACATTTATTGCTTCCCGTCGATATACCACGGCTGGCTACAGATATTTTTACGCGATAAATTAGGTAAACGGGTTTGGGGTAGTGGTTTGGGTGATGAACTTGAACGGTGGCGATTACAGGCAAATAAGGCTTTTGCTAAATTGGGATTGCCCCGCCCTACTATGATTGAAATAGAAGGCATGAAGTCGCTTAGGGCGCATTTAAAAACAGTAGAGGACAAATACATAAAAGTTTCCGAATATCGCGGCTCCGGCGAGACCTGGCACCATGAGAATTATGAACTTTCAGAACCCATCCTTGACGAAATGGCCCATGAGCTGGGGAAAGAACAAGAGGTGTTTAAATGGCTTGTTGAAGATCCCATTAATGACGCTATTGAAGTAGGCACCGATATTCCTAACTGTATCGACGGAATGTTCCCGACAAAAACTATTCAGGGCGTTGAGGATAAAGACTGCGCCTATGCTTGTGTGGTAAAAGATTATGCCGACATCAGCCCATTAATCACAGATTTCAATAAAGCTGTAGCGCCATTGTTGAAAAAATATAAGTACAGGAACTTTATGTCTACCGAAATAAGGGTTGGCAAGGACAAAGTTCCGTATATGATCGACTTCACGGCCCGTTATCCGTCCCCTCCTGGAGAAATTTACCTTGAATTGATTTCCAACCTTGCAGAAATGATTTGGTATGGCGCAGAGGGTATTTTAATTGAACCTAAATTTGCTGCCAAATACGCTATTGAGGTAATGATAAACAGTGAGTGGGCAGAAAATAAGTGGCAAACTATAAATTTCCCTCCTGAAGTACGTCAATGGGTAAAACTTCGCAACCTGGCGATTATAAACGGAACTTATTGTGTTATTCCGAGGTATAAAGATTTTGCGAATATCGGGGCGGTTGTATCTATTGGGAATACCCTTGAAGAATGTGAAAAAAAGGCAAATGATATCGCCGATAAGATAAAAGGATATGGTGTGGTAGTTAAAACAGCATCTATCGAGCGCATTAAAAAGACAATTTCCAAAGCTGAAAAATTAGGGATAAAATTTGATTAATATTTTTTATTTACATTTACTGAAAAAAATCAACCTATGGCAACTACAACGTACACCATTACACAAGCGAATAGCAAGCCGGGTAGCATTGTAGTTACGCCGAGTGCTGCCGGGACCATACCGCAATATTATCTTAATTTGAAAAGCATTAAGCTGGAAGGTTCAAATCCCTTTTTAGCTGATAACGCCACGCTTAACCCGGCTGCCACGGTTACGATCATAAACAAAGATGGGGGTGGCTATATCATTAAGGATATGTTGATGTCGAGCATTACCAACATCGGCGGATCGGCAACACCGGCAACATTGGCTTTAACACTTGCTGCTATAGCGGCCCTATTAGCTGAATAAATCATGGGAGCAACAGCAAGCGGTAATGTAGCCCAAAATAGCCTTGCAGGAGGTAGTTACCTTTATACAGATAGCGGCACCGGGTATAGTGGTGTTACCTCCCGCATCCTTACCATTTATGATGCCAACGGCAACGTGGTAAGTATTGCAGGTAATCCCTATTCAATGGGCGCTAACCTCACACAACAGATCAGCAACCTCCCGGATGGCACATATACCTTTATCTGTGTTGTAACCGATGCCAATGGCCAATGGACAGCCACTGTGGTTTATGTTGCTATTGGCTTCTACACCGCTGCTTTTCTGCAAAGGATGTCAACCAACGGCTGCGGGTGTTCCGGTGACTCGTCTAATCTTGACGATGGTGAAAATGAGTTGGCTGCAGCACAGCGTTTCGCCGTTGGCGGCAATCTTGTAGCTTCCAATAATTGTGTGTTAGCGGCGAATACGTACATTAATAATACTTATTAAGATGCCGACACCAACGCAAGTACAGCAAAGCATCCTTTCGGCGCAGCTTGCGCAGGCAAACCTTGTGTATGCAAATAACCTTTCTATGGCTGCTGGATTTAAGCCATCTCACCATTTTACTATAAAACGTTTCAGGTGGCTTATTGCCGCTTGTTTAAGGCAATACAACTTAGGTGATCTTTCGTCACAAAATTTTCTTACTGTTTATGGTTGTCTTTGTTCATTAACTGGTCAGGATAGTGCAAATCCCATCGACCCCAATTATCAAGGGCCTAACTTCAACATCGGTATCGCCGTTACAAATGTGACAGCCAATTATAATGAGGGTATCATTGAGTTTAGCAATCAGCAAACAGTTCAAATTTTGAATTATAGCAATACGTTAGCTAAAATATACGGACCAAATCCAAAGGTGATGATCTACACGCCGGGATTTGTGCAGGATGAGCAGACAGAACCTACTTATATTTACAACAATCCCACCGATCCAACATCTGGTCTTGTATCAATTACATGGTCCTATCCTGTTGCCGTAACCGGCTATATAGCTATTTGGGGTAGTGTTCCTGTAACTACGCCTGGCAGTGGTACGTCGGGAGGTGGTTCAATCTTATTTGATTACACACAGGCGGCACTGCTGCAAGATGGTAATGGTTCATGGTATTTACCTTTAACCTTACCAAATAACTACGGTGTAGCCTGGGCGACCAGTAACGGCAACCCTGTAGGCGCGGGTGGTTTTTACACTAATTTTAGCCCGAACAGGCTTTATGGATTTATAGATAATTCAGCACAGACCATTGTGGTAAAAGTTGTTTAACATGAAAAAATTACTATTTTTCTTTTTGCTAATTCCTTTTGTTGTCTCGGCGCAATGGAAAGCAGCCGGCAATGTTATGCAGGTTACGGCTGACGGGTTTAAATATCGGATACCTACTGGCACAGTTGCGCCAGGTTTTTTTTATGCCTATACAAAATACCAGGTTGACAGCGCCATCAGTGCGTCCACAGGTGGGAATGGCGCTATATTAAATCAATCTGCCATCGCCCAACCAGCTGCCTTTTGGATATTGAACAACGGGGAGGTTGACGGGACGTTTACGGTGGGTAAAAAGCTGTTCAACCTTAACGGGTATGGAACGGGGAGTTACTTTGCGCCAACGGCGACAGGGGGCACCTACGGGAACCTTGACCTTTACACCAATTTTAATCCGGGTGCTAACACTACATCGCTGGTGTACGGGGTAAACAGCACTTTTGTCACCGGGTCCGGATCGAATACCTATTCAAGCCCTTTGACTAATTTTAACAGCTACTACATCAATCAGGCGGCAAGTGTGGTAACAAGTGTAAACCACTATGTGGTGCAATCGCCTTTTTTTCATAATACAGGGTCAATAGGAACAGATTACGGGGTTCATATCTACCCGCAGGCTGTTTACGGGGTTACAACAGGGTACGCGGTGTATGCCCCCGGCGTAAGCGATATAAGCCTGTTTGGGGGTAATGTGGGAATAGGTGGCAACTCACCCCCGACAAAGCTGTTTCAGGTGGTACAGGGCACCATAGCGCCGGGCGTTGCCGCTGTTACATCGGGGAGCCCAACGGTAACGGGCACAGGGACACAATTCTTATCAACCTTTCAACAGGGGCAAACCATTACCATTGGTGGGCAGACGCGCACAATCTCAACGGTTAATTCAAACACTTCAATAACCGCAACAGCCAACTGGACGATCACCAGTACGTTGCCGGCACCTGTTCAGACCTCACCAAGCGTTACGATAGGCGCTGGGGGCACATTTACACCGGGTACCTATTACTATGAGGAAACGGCGGTAAACGGCTCTGGGGAAACGGTGGTTTCAAATGAGGTATCAGCGGTGGTGGGGACATCAACTTCGGTAGTGACTTTAAATTGGAACCCCGTTCCGGGCTTTACCTCGATCAATGTTTACAGGGGCACCACTTCGGGTGGGGAGAATGTTTACTTTTCAACAACCAACTACCAAACTTATATTGACAACGGTGCGGCAGGGACAAGTGGTACGCCTCCAGGGAGCAATACCGCGACGGGGCCGACGACTTATACGCTGACAGGAGGGAATGTACTGGTTGCCAATGGAAACGGGATAGTGAGTATAAGCGGGCCTCTTTCAGCGGCAACATTTTCCCCGGGGGTTTATACTTATGCCACGTTGCCAACGCCTATAAGCGGACAATACCCGATAGCGGTTATTACAGATAGCAATACTGTGACGTGGGGGGCAGCAGCGGCAGGCGGCGGCGCCAATAAGGTTATGGTTTGGTGGAATGGGAGTGCTTGGGATATTTATGCAAAATAATTATGAAAAAGCTAATATTTCTACTCTTACTATTGCCCTGCCTGGTTAAGGCACAGACAGCGCCCTTAACGGGGCCAATACAGAATACGCTATATAAGGACGCACTAAGTCATTATTATCTGTATAGCGGCGCTACGGCGCTGGGGCAACTATTTACAGGTGGTGGTGGAGGTGGGACAGTAACAACCATTTCCGGCGTAAACACCAATGGCTTCACCTGGAGCATAGCCAACCCAACAACAACCCCGGCATTAACATTAACATTACAAAATGCTTCCGCAAGCCAGCCGGGGCAATTACTTGCAGCCGACTGGTCAACCTTTAACGGTAAACAAGGTGCAATAACTTTAACCACCACCGGAAGTTCGGGGGCGGCTACTTTTTCAGCAAATACGTTAAACATTCCACAGTACGCGGGTGCGACCTATACAAATGGCTACGGGATTCTACTTTCCACAGGAACGTTTAGTGCAGATACAGCATCGAGCGGGGGGCTTGTCAGTAAGGGTAGGTTGGCAACAAATTTAGGCGGTTACCAAAAAACCATTACGCTCACTACGACAGGCACAGGTGGCGCAGCAACATTTTCGGGTAATACGCTTAATATCCCTAATTACGCCAACACGACTTATACCGCAGGGACAGGACTGACGTTGACCGGAACAGCATTCAGCGTTAATGCCTCACAAAGCATCAGCACGTTATCCAATCTAACAAGCAACGGGATTATAAAGACTTCTGGCGGTACGGGCGCGTTGTCTATTGCTACGGCAGGAACGGACTATCAGGCTCCGATTACACTTACCACAACGGGCAGTTCCGGTGCCGCGACATTCAGCGGTAACACTTTGAATATCCCACAGTATTCAGGTGGGGGCGGCGGCGCAACCTACGTATCCGGCGAAACCCCATCCGGGAGCATCAATAGTAGTAATACCTCGTTTACGCTTGCTAATACCCCTGTAAGCGGGTCTGTGAGTTTATACCTGAACGGGGTGCAACAAGTTCCAACAACGGATTATACCATCAGCGGGAGTACGATAACCTTTGTCACCGCACCATTTACAGGCGATTATTTAAAAGCAATATATGAACACTAAAAAACTTTTACTTTTCCTTTTGCTGTTTCCGGCTTTAGCCTTTGGACAGCACATACGGACCAGCCAGACCAATCTTAGTATCGTTAATGTGCTTGATTACGGCGCAGTTGGGGATAGCACAACCGATAACACCACAGCGTTTAGAAATGCAATTGCAGCTTTACCTGCCGCAGGGGGAGAGGTTCTAATTCCAAAGGCCGGGAAATACATCATCAGCGACACCCTGCTGGTAACACACCCAACTATTTTTATGGGGGTAGGTGGACTGGGCGCGGGTACAACCGGCGACATCACCAATCAACCGGCCGTAACCATAATTATGACATCGGCCACCAAAGATGCCTTTGTCATTAACGCTCACAAGTGCGAATTTTATAATATTGGCATTTCTAACAACCAAACATCGGCACCAACGGCCGGACATGGGATTCTTTTAAATGATGCTGTTGGCTTTAGGATGGAATATTGTACTGTCGAGTTCTTTTACGACAATGTACAATTTGTAAACGGGTATTTATGGGACATCAGGGCATGTTTATTTAAAGATCCCGTGAAATATAACTTAATCATTGGGGACGCGGTATTGCCAGATGGAGATGATTCAAACCTATCAGATTGTTGGTTCTATGCAGGTAAATATGCGGGGGCAAGTCATATAAGATATACATCCGGAGGCGGCCTAAAATGTAATAATTTAAAATTTAATTCTACCAATACCGGACAAAACCCGCTGCATTGCTTCGACATTGAAATGGCCAGCAATACGGTTGATAATATCATTACAAACTGCTCACTTGAAAACTTTTCAGGAAGCGCTTTATATGATGTTCCAGGCTCAGGGGTGACTTACACCGATATAATTTTCACCGACAACCAGATCACCGCTGGCGGCTCATGGACTGGCTCCGGTGGTTATAGCCTGGTACAGATCGGCAACACAAGCTATTATCCATCGGGCGTTGTGATCGATGACAACGATTTTCATAATATCATCTTAGGCTCTGTTTCTGGCAGCACCTACAGCGGCTATAATATTTTTACGTCAGGGACGAATGTAACTATTGGAAGCGGGAATGAATATTTTTCTGGTACAAACGGAACATCCGACAATATTTATGTGTACAGTAGTACTAACCTGAATTTCATCAGGCAGGGGACGTTTTATACAATACCGTATGTTGGTGGATTTAATTATGATATAAGAATGGCATCCGACCAGCTTGCCTTAATTACTCAAAATACAACTATTGGTTTTAATACTTATGGCGGGACAACCGGCCTATACCCAACCAGGTTTATATTGCGCATTTTGGAAAATTCAACGGGCGGCTACACAGTGACTATTGGAGGAGCTACATTTAACGGGAATAAAAATGTCAATACAACGGCGAATGGATACACCGTATTTAGCGGGTATTACGACCCGGCAACATCGGCGGTTGAGTTGACCAACATAACTAATAATTTTTTGGGTAGTTATACGATTGCCGCTTTAAATACGGGAATTACCGGGCAATACGCCGGCAACCTGGCTTTTGCAACTGATAACAGTCAGCTTTATGTTTTTAATGGTACGACCTGGGGGCCAATGTTTACATTTTCGACGGGACTTACGGCAACAGGAACAACCGTAACAAATAACCTATCAACAGGGGTTTCTGGCGGTCAGACAGCCTATGGAGGGACTGCCGCATCAAATAATTTGAATTTCAGTTCAACCACAAACGGGACAAAGGGATATATTTATTTTGGCCCACCGGGTGTTCCTACTGCGGGAATACAGGAATCAACCGGATATATCGGGGCTGGAACAGGTGCTCCAATAGCTTATTTTGACAATGGGGGCCTTTTCGGAGGTTCGGTGATAGGGGCGAGAATAGGCGGCTTGTTTTCTTCGTCATATTCAGCTTATAATACTTTTTTTGGCAATAATATGTATGAAAGTGGAGGTTACCCAACTCGCTATTCAACGGGCGTATGTTCAGGATTTCAATTTGCTTTAGGAGAGATTTTAGCTGTAGTAGGTGGTAGTAATTCCGGCAGTACTGGTATTCAAACATACCCATTTAAAGTAGATTATGGGTCTACAAATGGATCGGTTTATTTAGGGGGCTCTATTTCCGCCGGAAACAATACCTCCACCGGTTCAATGATGTATGTGCTTGGAAGTGGCGGCGTTTTTTTAAACACTTCTTTTTCCACTCCTTGGCTCAATAAGGCTGGAAGCGCCTATACACTTGGGATAAACGATAATTTTTTGACCGGTGACGCAACTGGCGGTAGTTTCGCCTTTACGTTACCTACAGCGGTTGGATATGCGGGGCTGGAATACACCCTGCAAAGAACTGACGCCACATCAAACACAATTTCTATCGGCACAACAAGCAGCCAAACTATAAATGGCAGCTCAACTTATAGTTTATCAAGCCAGTACGCCTATGTGAGGGTTAAGAGTAACGGCACCAATTGGTTAATAGTTGATGCGTCAGCACCCGCCACATTAATCACCGGCACACCTACAATCGCTGCGGGAGCCGGAGCGGGAACATCACCTACCGTTAGTGTAACAACCAACGGCAAGCAACTGCAAGTTACAGTAACTACAGGGACATTGCCGACAGGAACTAATGCCACGATTGCGACTGTGACATTGCCAAATGCGTTAAGTTATACTCCCTATCCGGTCTTTTCTGGGGCTAATGCAAACACTTCTTTATTAAGTGCGGCAAGTATGGTGTATATGACGAGTAGTGGAACAGCTAATGTTACAATCACATCGGGAACAACGGCATTGACTGCGGCAACTACTTATGTTTGGAATATTAGTTTATAAAAAGTGGCCCGATTTAGTACCGAAACAACAAACAACAAAATAGTCATGGAAAGGGAACATTTGACAGTCCGGAATATTACTTGTACCTGTTAAATGGTTCAATTTTTATAGTAAGCGGTTTTGTCCTTTTCGGAGGAATAAAATACGACTTTTTTAATTAACAGATTCCTTGTTTCAGGCCATATGAATGCTTTTGAGTTATCGAACATGCTTAATTCTATACTTATATTTATTGGCAGTATATTTGGGGCATTAAATTTGCACCAATATTATAAGTACAGAAAAATTATACGAGAATGTCAACGGCTCGAAACCGAAAATAATGATCTGAAATTAAAATTGTTAATATGCAATGACAACGACGCAGCAAAATGAGTACATGAAAAATGTCAAGTGGACTACCGCTGGCATAGTTTTTACCTCAACCATAAGCATAATAGTTACCTTAGTTTGGTTCTTCTCTGACATTAAGAGCGATATTAAAGATACCAGGACTTCTGGTCGCGAACAGATCACAGCCGTATCAACAGCTATACGTAAAACGATTGACAGCATTCAGAACCTAAACAATGAAAAATTTCAGTCGATAGCCGATGAGTTATGGGTACTCGAATCGCCTAAAACAGTTCCACACGTTGGCGGTCATTTACCTTCTTATTATACGCAAAAATTTACAGTTGATAGCGCCGGGAACAGAACTTATAGGTTTATTCCGCATAAGTAAGATTAATGAATTGCCCCAAACCTGTCCAATGCCCAAATTATAATCAGCAACAGAAAGATCAGGTACAACACACCCCGTACGCGTGGCGTAAGAAAGCCAGGGATAATCAACTCCAAAATATAAAGGATGATCCAAAATAGAATTGCCGCAATCAATACGAACAGCAAAAATAGGGCTATGGCTGATAGAGTTATCATGTTTCAAGAACAATATTTAGCAGAAAAGGTTTTATAAAAATAGCCCGACGCTTTTTGGACACCGGGCTTATCAACCGTCAAAATTAACTACCACATTGAAGTTGAGCGGTTAATGTCTAATGGTTAGCTTCATAAAATGCTAAGCAAATGGGTGTCGCCAACTTGCCAAAATGTTACCAAAGATTTTTAATATCTTCGCATCGTATCAGTTTATTTTACCCACTTATCGTTCTTAAAAACGCCGTTTCCAGCAGGTTGCGGCGTTTCGTTTTACCGGAATTCCCGGTAATTATTTATACATTTGTAGAGTTTGTATTTATGAATTATGCACAAAGCGGCGATCTGCGAGAGAAAGCCGCTTTTGTTTTTAATATAATTTGTACTTTTGAGTTATGATATTACAGCAAGGCTCTACCGGGAACAATGTAAAGCTACTGCAACGGGCATTAGCGACGCTGGGTTATAACATTCCCGCTATCGACGGCAACTTCGGAAACATCACCAACGAGGCATTGATAAAATTTCAGATAGACCACAACCTCACTGGGGACGGAATATTAGGCCCTGAAACATTTGCGGTTATCTCGCCATTGGCTCCGTTTATTATTGATATATATCATTTATCGTTGCCCATCAACTGGGGTGCCCTTTGTCCGTGGGTAGTTGCTGTAATCGCTAAAGTATGCCAGGGCAAGACTGAAAGGGATCCCGCATTAGCTTCTAACGTGACTGGTGCGCTTGGCGCAGGTAAAAAAGCGGCCTTGTATATATTCGTAGACTTCCAGGCAACGGCGCAGGACCACCTTGATAACTTCGCGGCAAGTATAGCGGCGGCGGGAATTGACATGACGCAGATATTTGCCATAGCCATTGACGCGGAAGAAGCGGATTATGCCGATCCGGCACAAACAGCCGCCGCTAACGCGTTTATAAATGCCAACCCACAAATATGTATTCAACTGATAAAGGACATCATCACCGGGCTTAAAGCGACCTATCCGCAACAGGTGTGGTTATACACCTACCATGCGTTTTTGATGTATAATTTACTCGGGACTGTTTTTGATGCGATACTATGGTGGTCATCTATACAACTCGACACACCGCCTACGCCTGCGGGTTATCCGGGTATTGGAGTTTGGCAGTTTAATATTGATATGACCGTTGACGGTGTTGGTGGTGTAAACGACACAGAGATATTGTTGGACACTAAACTTTTAAATCCATGAATCAATCATTCTTCTCACAATTAATAGCGCGTCTTACTTCCGAAACGCCAATCTTCTTCAAAAAAATTGTGCTGTTTGGTATAACTTTAGGTACCATTGGAACGGGGTTAAAGGTATCAACCATTTGGGCATCCCTTCCGGCCTCATTACAGACGCTATCAGGCTACTTTATCTCTATTGGCGTGGTATGTGCCGTGGTAGCCAAAGCAACGACCACAGACCCTAATTTGCAAGCTACCGGTGGCAGTAACGTTGTGGTCAACCAAAGTGAAACACCTCCTGTAAGCACCGAAGCTCCGGTGTCGCCACCAATACCAAAAGTATAAAGCATAAAAAAGGCAATCATTTTATTGACTGCCCCAAAGGTATAGCAGGTATTTTCAGATAGTCGCGCTCGCGGCTATTTTATTTTAGACAATAGCCAGTTTAAGAGACGAGCGAGTCAACTTTGCGAATGTGCCTGTTCTTGTGGCTGCGCCAAAAACGAGGTATCCCCCTGCCCGGTTGCCAGATTACCCGATGGTACAGTTGACGGATCGGGTGCCGGTGCCGGTGCAGCGCTTGTTACTGGCACGGTTTCACCCGACAATAAATTAGGGTTGTGTATCAACTGCAGCGCGACATTAGCCTCCTGAATAGTGGTATTCCCCCCGGTAGAATTACTAATAGCATCGCCGACGATGGTAGCAAGATTAGTCAACGCAATGATCTTGCTGTTTCCAGTCAATGTTGCCACCTTGTTTAAGCCTATTGCGGCGTCCTGGGCCGCGTTGCCGGTGCTGGCAGATGTTACTAACCCGAAATCATTGAACCAGGTGTTAAGGGCTGCAAAAACAGCCGTAGATGCGCCAGGGAAGAATGCCTCAATAATTGCCTCGATAGTTTGCCCTGTTGCGGATCCCAAAAAAGTTTTTAGTACGTTCACGATCTTTTCGGCAGATGTGAAAGCCGTTTCGACCTCTGGAACAGCCTTGCTGAACCATCCGGAAATTGTTGAACCTAAATTGCTAAAGAAACTCATGATGTTGTTGTTTTTAAAGTGAAAATTAGCTAAATGTTGATTAAGATGATTAAAGCGGCCAGCACCACTATGGCGGCGACCGTAATTACGTTTTCTCTCATGGTTATAAATTGGTATGGTAAAACTACAAAATATTAAGCCACATTATGTTATCCCGGTCGTCAATGTTCAGCAACTCAAATTCAAATATTGGTTGATTGAATACGCATACCGGCATTTCCGGGTCTAAGGTTTTTAGAACGGCCATAATATCTTTTACAGTCCATTCTTTTTGGATGTCTATTCCGTACATTTTACAGTTAGATTATATAGTGCTTGCAAACGTAATAAAAGCTCTTCCCTCGTTTCAGTTTGTTGAATGTCGCCGTAAAACATTTCTACCTCAAACCACACAGCAAGCCATTCAATTGATATGCCGGTAAGTTTATTTAACTGCGGCATTTGATGAATTTTAGCCGCATTGACCAATTCCTGTTTTACTTCCGTTGCTTTCATTTCTTATCGGTGGTTAGTGTCTGCCCTTGTTTTGTCGATAAGTGCATTAATTGCGTCTCCAGCAACTTTCATGCACTTATCAAGATTATCGACTTCCATGTCTGAAATAATGGCATACAAAGCATCAAACATCGTGTCTGCATCTTTTTTTAGATTAACATTCACTTCTTGCCTCCCCATTTCAAAGGCGGATTGCATAGCTTTAAAAGCATCAGTGTTGTAAACATTAAATCGTTCGTCTTGATCGGCATATGTCCATAATCCATTTTCTTTCAATATCCGCTCAAATTTTTCCTGGTCTGTCATTATTTATCGTC